CCGCCAGCATCAGATCGAGGAAATCTGCCGCTGGTTCGGCGTGCCGCCACACAAGGTCATGCATCTGGCGCGGGCGACGTTCAGCAACATCGAGCACCAGTCGATCGAGGTGGTGGTCGACAGCGTCGTGCCCTGGGTCAAGGCCTTCGAGCAAGAGGCAAACTACAAGCTGTTCGGCCAGAACCGCAACAACCTGCTGACCAAGATGAACCTGAACGGGCTGCTACGGGGCGACAGCACGGCGCGGGCGGAACTCTACAAGTCACTGTTCATGGTCGGGGCCGCATCGCCCAACATGATCCTGCGGCTGGAGAACATGAACACGATCGGCCCTGAGGGGGACAAGCACTTCGTCCCGGTGAACATGGTCCCGATCGAACTGGCCGGCCAGAACATCGTGCCACACACAGTCTCAAATGATCCTGCTGGCACCAATCCCGCAGGTCAGACAGCAAACGGAAGGGCTGCCGATGGGCACGGGCTACTCCATGAAGGCCAAGGGCTCCGCCGTCGCCGAGGTCTATATATATGAGGACATTGGCAAGCGGTTCGGCGGGGTCTCGGACAAGCAGTTCGCCGCTGACTTGAAGGCGCTCGGCACAGTGTCCACGATCCATGTTCGGCTGAACAGCTACGGGGGCGACGTGTTCGAGGGGCTGGCGATCTACCGCCTGCTGGCCGATCATCAAGCGACCGTGGTGTCATTCATCGACGGCATCGCCGCGTCCATCGCCTCGGTGATCGCCATGGCCGGTGACGAAATCCGTATCGCCGAGGCCGGCGAGATCATGATCCACGAAGCCTGGACGGTGGCCGTCGGCCCGGCCGCCGAAATGCGGGCCGCCGCCGACCATTTGGAGGCGACCACGAGCAGCATCGCCGACGTGTATGCCGCCCGCACGGGTCAAACCAAGGATCAGATCCAGGCATGGATGGCGGCGGAGACCACGTTCCAGTCTGCCGACGCCGTGAAGCACGGCTTCGCGCAGGTCGTTATGCCGAACGTCAAGATGGCGGCGCGGCATCATCACTCGGGGATGCACTGGCGCCGTGCCGCGGCGTCGTTCGAGGCGCCAACCGAAACGATCCTACGCCCGCTTTACGACGAGAAAGTCCAACGCCTGGCCCGCCAACGGGCACGCCGTCTCCTGTCACAACCCACGCTTGGCGCGAACGTCTGATCCGTCGCGTTTCCCGCGGCCACGCGCCGCACCTCCCGGAGAAAATCCATGCTGCAAATCAACGCCCCTTCCCGGGTGCCGGCGAGCGTGCTCGCCCTGCTGGCCTCGGACCGTCCCATCTTCCCCATCCTGGCGCATGCCGGCGACCCGGCCATCGATCAACATCGAGCGCGGCAAGAGGAACTGCTCGCTGCCAACGAGGCAATCCTGGCCCAGGTCGATGCCGAACGGCGAGAGATGAACGCCGACGAAAACCGCTCGATCGACGACAACTCTTCCGAATTCGACCGGCTTGAAACCGAGATCGCCCGCCGTGAACGCGTGCTCGCGCAAGGTGCGGTCATGGGTGCCCCGCGCGGCCGACAGACCGCGCCCGACGCGGTGCCGGGTGACGAGGACAATTCCACCCAGGTTCTCCCGGAACGTCCGCAAGCCATGGCCCGGCCGCAGGTGGCGCAACCCCGTGCGATGGCCGCCGTTCCGCCGGTCCCACGCGTCTCCGCCGCCGGCTCCGGCGGGTTCCGCAGCTTCGGCGACTTTGCCATGGCGGTGCGCCACGCCGCCGTCCGTGGCGGGCAGGTCGACAACCGGCTCATCCGCAACGCCGCCGCGACCGCCGTGACGCAGGAAAGCGTCGGCACCGATGGCGGCTTCGCGGTGCCGCCCGATTATCGTGCCGCCATCATGACCCGCCTGTTCGACCAGGACAGCCTGCTCAGCCGTTGCGATGTCCAGCAAACCTCGTCTAACAGCTACACCGCGCCGGTGGACGAGACCACGCCTTGGGGCACCAACGGCATCAAGGCCTACTGGGAATCCGAGGCCGCCACCATCACCCAGACCAAGCCCAAGCTGGGGGAAGTGAATCTCCGGCTGCACAAGCTGGCCGCCCTGGTGCCAGTCACCGAGGAAATGCTCGAGGACTCTCCCTCAATCGACGGCTACCTGAAGTCCAAGACGCCGGAGGCGATGGACTGGAGCGTCTCCTACGCCCTGACCTGGGGCACTGGTGTCGGCCAGCCGCTCGGCATCATGAACTCGCCCGCCCTCGTCGCCCAGGCGGCGGAGGCCGCGCAGACCGCTGACACCATCAACGCCCAGAACGTGGTGAAGATGCTGTCGCGCCTGCCGGTGCGCTCGCGCGCCAACGCGGTATGGCTGATCCATCCCGACGCGGAACCGCAGCTGCCACTGATGACGCTGGCGAACCAGCCCGTCTACATGCCGCCCGGCGGTCTGTCGGACGCGCCGTTCGGCCGCTTGCTCGGCCGGCCAGTCATTCCGCACCAGGTGTGTGCGACGGTGGGCGACCTGGGCGACATCATGCTGGTGGACTTCAGCCAGTATCTGGCGGTGCGCAAGGCGGCGGGCGTTGTAGCGCAGACCTCGATCCATCTTTGGTTCGATCAGGACCTGACGGCGTTCAAGTTCACGTTCCGCCTGGCGGGCCAGCCGTGGTGGGCAGCGGCGCAGTCGCCGCGCGCCGGGTCCAACACCCAGTCGCCCTACGTGACCCTGGCCGCGCGCTGATCGCGGCCAGTCTCAACATCTCCAAATCGGGAGACTTCCCTGATGCAGACCAATTCCCTGCTGGTCGAGCGCATGCAGATCTGCGCCGGCTTCGGCCCCGTCGACCTATCGGCCGCCGCGAACAACGGCGACTGGGTATCGCTGAAGGATTTCGACAGTTGCGCCATCATCTTCTTCAAGGCGGCTGGCACTGCCGGTGACGATCCAACGCTGACGCTACGGCAGGCCACCGACGTGTCCGGCGCCAACGCGAAGGCACTGGATTTCACCCGCATCGACGTCAAACAGGGCACGCTGACGGCGCTCGGCACCTTCACCACCGTCACCCAGACGGCGGCAAACACGTATGTCGACCTGACCTCGGCGGAGAACGCCGGGATTTACGTGATCGAAGTCCGCGCCGACGAATTGGATGTCGCCAACGGGTTCGACTGCGTGCAGTTCTCGGTGGCGGATGTCGGCACCAACGCACAATTGGGTGCGGCGCTGTACCTCCTGCGCGGCGCGCGCTACAACCCGCCCCTGTCGGCGATCGTCGACTGATGCGGGTCCGCTTCACCCAGGACGTGATCTTCGAAACCGAGGGCCGCATGCGCGGTCCCCGCTTCGAAGCCGGGAGCGTCCATGACCTGCGCGACGACCTTGCGCGCCGCTGGATCAGGCGGGAGGTGGCGGTCCCGGCGGAGGATGCACCCGCCGTTTCGATCCCGCGCGGAGTGCCGCCCACGGTTCAATCCCAGGCGGCGGCAACGATGGATCCCCATGCGACGCCGGCCACGGGAACCCAACCGCCGCCGGTGCCGGCGCCGCCAACCGGCAGTGACGCAACACCCGGACATGCGCCGACCACCCGCCGCAAGCCGGGACCATCCGACCCCGTGAAAGCCCGAGGCGCCGATGACCTCCTCGCTGCTGACCGTCCTGACCCCGGCGAGCATCCGGGCCCTGACGACCCTCGCCACTGTCAAGGATGAGATCGGCATCACCGACGACGCAGCCGATGCGCGGCTGCAACGCTGGATTGATGAGGCATCAGAACGGATCGAGACCTATCTCGGCCGTGTCCTGGCGGGCGAGACCGTGCGGGAGACCTTCCGCCTGCGCGGCGCGCCAGGTTGCCTGCGGCTTGCACGGCGGCCGGTGGCGGCGGTCGCCAGCATCGATGTGGACGGCGCAACACTGGCCAACGACCAATACGAGATCGATGCCACGGCTGGGCTGCTCTATTCGATCGGCGGCGACCAGCGGACCCGGTGGGCGGGTTGCACTGTGGCCGTCACCTACACCGCCGGCTACGTGTCGGTTCAGGCGCTGCCACGTCCCATCGAAACAGCATGCCTTGGCTTGGTTCGCCACCGTTGGGCCGCGCGTGACCGCGATCCGATGCTGCGCTCCCTCGCCATCCCGGGTGTCGTCACCGAGCAGTACTGGGTCGGCGCCACCGGCGACGACGGCGCCATGCCGCCCGAGATCGCCGCCTTGCTCGATCCGTTCAGGACGGTAACGGTATGAACACACCCAGCGCAACAGCCGCGATGCTCGCCCGCTACGGCGAGACGGTCGTGCTGCGGCGGCCGACCGGCCAGGCCCAATTCATTGACGTGTCCTGCGCCGCCCGCGTCGACCAATTTCAGCCGCACGAGATCACCGGCGGGGTGATGCAAGGCGATCGCAAGGTCATCCTGTCGAACCGAGAGATCGAGGCCGAAGCCTGGCCAGGCCCGCCCCGACGCGGTGATCAGATCATCATCGCCGGCCGCACCACCACGGTGCAGGGCGTCGAGACCGTCTCCGTCGGGGGCGAGATTGTACGATATAATATGCAGGTGAGGGGCGGCTGATGTTCTCCGCCACTGCCTTGCGTGGGTTCATCAACACGCTGCAGGTCAACGTCGCTGACCGCAACGCCAAGGAAGCCTCGGCGCTGCTGTCCCGCGTCGCCGCCGACGAGCGGGATCGCGTGCTGACCCAGCAGCGGGCCCGCTCCGGCATGGTGCCGCAATACCGGCAGATCGTCGACGGAGTGGAAGGCGCACCGCTGACGACCGTCAACCCGGACGGCGTCATCGTCTTCGCCTGGCAGTATCTCGCCGAGATCGTCCGCGATACGTATGAGGCACTGGTCCGGCGGTCCCCGCGAGACAGCGGCGCCTACATCGCTGGGCTGATCATCCTGGTCGACGGAAAGGAGGCCGGGATCGAAACCATCGACGCCGACACGCGCGAGGTGCGCATCGTCGCCAGTGTCCCCTACGCGCGACGGCTCGAGGTCGGCAAACGCAAGGGCGGAGGCGCCTTCGTGCTCGAGGTTCCATCCCACATCGTTGAGGAAACAGCGATCGTCGCGCGCCGCCTGGCCGGCAATCTGGCGTCGTTCTCGTTCACCTACGTCGATCTGTCGGACGCCTATGCCCTGCGGCGGCGATCCGGGCACCGCCGACGCGCGGGCCGCATCCAGACCGATGTCCGCTATCCCGCCATTCTGATCACCCCGCGCACCGCATGACCGCCGGCCTGTATCGCACCATCCGGGACGATATCCTGGCGCTGTTCGATGCCGCCTGGGCGCATCCCGACGTCCCGGTGTTCTGGCGGTCGAATGACCGTGAACCGCTGCCCGACCCGTCGGACGTGCCGCACTTCCTACGTAACGAGGTTGATTTCGGGCGGGAGACGCTGGCTGCGTTCGGCGGCGGCGCGGGGGCCAACCTGCGGGTCCAGTTCGGCAGCGTCCTGATCCGAGTGTTCGCCGCCCGCGCGATCGGGGACGAAGATCGCGCCCTGGACCTGATGGCCGACGCGATGGCGGCGTTCCGCTCGCAGCGGATCACCGACTCCGCCGGCAACGATCTCAGCTTCATCGGCGAGGGCAGCGGCTTCGACGTCCAGCCCACCGAGGACGGCAATTGGTTCACCCGCGGCGCCCTGGTTGTCTTTGAGTACCGCTTCCGCGGCTGAGCCGCGCGCTTCTCCCCTGACCCGAAAGGAACACCGCCATGTCCCTGGCCGAGGGCGTGCAGGGCACCATCGTTTACAAGGCGTATACCTCGGGTGCCATCACCGCGAACACGGAGGACAACGCGCCCGGCACTTCTGGCGGACAGACGCTGCGGCGGGTGTCGAGCACGCTGAACCTGGCAAAGGCCACCTATACCAGCGCGGAAATCCGCGCTGATCGGCAGATCGTCGACTACCGGCACGGCGCCCGCCAGGTGCAGGGCGATATCGCCGGTGAACTGTCCCCTGCCACGTATTTCGCCTTCTTCGAGGCAGTGCATCGCGACACGCGATCGGCCGGCGTCACATTGACCGAGACCGATCTGACCAGCGTCGCCGCCAGCGCCTCCGGCAGCATGTTCACCTTTGCCGGTGGCGATCCGGTCAGTGAGGGATTGCGATCTGGCGACATCATTCGGTTCTCGTCGATGGCGGTTCCGGCGAACGACGCTCGGAACTTCACCATCGTCAGCTTCAGCGGTACGTCAAACCGTGTGGTGCATGTCATCCCGGCCCCGACCGATCAGACCGCGGACACCGGATTCTCTCTGGTGCGGCCGGGGTATGCGACAGAGGTGCCGTCATCGGGCCACGTGTCCCGCAAGTTTGGCATCGAAATTGCCCACCAGGACCTCGACATCTCGCGCCTGTTCACCGAGTGTCGCCTGACCAAATACGCCCTATCGCTGCCCGCGACCGGGTTGGGCACGGCGACCTTCTCGGTGATGGGCCGCGGGATGCGGACCCTGTCGGCTGGTGCCTCACCGTATTTTGCCTCGCCAGCCGCCGAGACGACGACCGGCATCGTGGCCTCGGTGAACGGTGCCCTGCTGCTTGATGGCGTGTCGGTCGGTGTCGTCACCGGCGTGACCCTGACCATGGACATGCCGGCGGAGGCGGCCAGCGTCGTCGGGCAGAACTTCGGCGCGGAGATTTTCCTCGGCCGCAACAACCTCACCGGCCAGATCACCGCCTACCTGGAAGACACCACCTTCATCGACGGCTTTCTCGACGAGACCGAGTTCGAGTTGCTACTGCAGCTCGACACCACGTCCGACGAGGCCACCCCGACGATCACGCTGTATCTGCCGCGCATCAAGCTCGGCGGCGCCGATGTCGCGCTGACCGGCGAGGCCGGGCAGGTCATCACCGCGAATTTCCAGGCGCTGAAGTATGTCGGGGCCATCCCCGGCAAGCCCAACACCACGATCCGCATCGTCGATACCGAGGTCGCCTGATTGGCCACCGGATCCCTGTGCCCCTGACAAAGGACATCCTCATGAGCAGCAAGTTTGCCGGGCTGGCGCTCGGCGTCGACACCGTCGCACGCATGACCATCATCCATCCGGTGACCCGCCAGCCGTTGCGCAACGCTGAAACCGGCGAAGAAGCCTGGATCGACCTGCTTTCCGCTGGCAGCAGCGTGGGCCGAGCACATGATCGCACGGTGACCGATCGGCAGCTACGGCTGCGCGGGCAGCGCTATACCGCCGAACAGGCCGAGGCCGACCTAATCGAGAAACTGGCCAAACTGACCAAAGCCTGGTCGCTGGTCACGCTGGACGGCAGCGTACTGGCCGTTGACTGCACGCCTGCCGCGGCGCGGGAATTGTACGCAATGTCCGAACTGGCATGGCTGCGCGAGCAGGTGGTGGAGTTCATCACCGACCTGGGAAACTTCCGCCCGGCTGCCTGGACGAGTTGATTGCCTTCGCAACGCACCAGTTCGCGCTGGCGCAACGGATGCCGGACGGGACAACGCGGCGGGCGCACCTCGAGAGCGTGGAACGGCAGACCGGGCGGCGGTCGATTGCGCTCGATGGGCCAGAATTGCCGGCCGACGGGGCGCATATTTGGGCCTGGTTCCTGGAGTTGTCGGCAGGACGCGGATCAAACGGCTTCGGGCCGAACTCGATCTCCTGGTTTGATATGATGGCCTGGGCCACGCTTACGGGCACGATTACCCACCCGGCGGAGATCGAGGCGGTCATGGCGTTGGATCGTTCGTATATGTCGGTCTACATGAAAGATCGAGCCGGAGTGATTATTCAGCCGCAACCGGTATAGGGTTTCTGAGTTAGTCGACCATAATCCCGGGAAGGGTTAGCTGAGTGGCAAAGGATATATCAAGTTGTGAACGCTCGCTGATATCAAACAGATAAGGCATCAATTCGAATTCACTTTGAAATCGTGGCAAAATCGGATTCGGATATACAGCTTGTTCCGTTATCCGAATCGCATTGAAATTTTCTGGATTTAGATTTCGGACGATAAAATTCTCTAGCTTTGGGCCGGCAGCCACATTCCAGAGCAGTAGGCGACGAACAGATCTTAGAAGGTTACCCCTAAGGGAGGGGGTGGCTGCAAGATTAATATCAAGCTGGCGGCTTCTAAGTTTCTCAAGATAACCCGCTTCGCAAAGGATTGTGCGCGTCTTCAGGTCGTATAAAGCCGCATCAAAATCAAAAAAGGTGCACCGGGTAAGGTCCTCGAAGTTCCGTACTTTAACGTGTCCGTTCGTCGAGGCCCAGGTAGTCTCCAGGGCCCAAAAATCCACCTTCCACTGCGGATGGCAAAAAGAAAATCCTCCAAACCGGTTTGGGCTCGCTCTAAGATTGGCAGCCAAATCCCGCACGTTGTCGGCTGGAGCATCAATGACCAAGTCAATATCTGACCGAAAGCCGGTGCGGCCTTTACGCGCAAAATCGCGAACGAGACCGCCAATGATTGCTACATTTGGAAACGCCATAAAATGCTCATTTAGCAATTCACGCAACCGAATGAGTGGCATCGACCGGTCTCGCCAGACGTAGTCGTCGATTCGCCGCTTCAGGACACGAATATCAGGTGCGATCGACACGGGGGATCGCCTTAAGATTTCGCCACATTTTGAGTGCAAATGTGTCGGTCATTCCTGATACCATGTCGGTTAACAAGCGTAGTTCTCGGTATCTCATTGTACCACTAGGGCCATCGACCGACTGAGATGCCTCTTCGAGGTAGTTAGGGCTTATCATCGAAAATACGTAACGAGCTCGCGCGCCCATGCGAGCGGAAAGCATTTCTTCAGGCTTCTCTCTCATATGGATCGCGCTCCAGAAGTCGGTCATCAATGAGTCGACAGCCGCCGCGCCAATCGCTTCGGTCTCCAAAACATCTCGGTGAGAAAAGGCATACTGACGGGCAATGCGCTTCAACGCATTACACAACCGACTTCCTTCCATCAAAGGGCATTCATGCTCAAGTGCTAGAATCGCCTTAGACTTCTCAACAAACTTCCTGCTCGCCTCAACTATCAACGCCTCAATCAGGTACGCGCGAGTGTAACCAATTTTGATGTCACGCAAAATCTCTACTCGCCGAGCCTCTTTGCCAACGGCTTCGAATTTTTCCGAAAGCCGCTTGACGGTATCATTATCAGCCAATTGCGCATCATGTTCGAGAAACACCATGACGTCGTCTGGTGAAATGACATCCTTTTTGAGAAGGTCGTCGACGTCGAGAACTGAATACGCAATATCATCGCATGCTTCCATGATCCATGTGAGCGGGTGCCGTTGGCCCTCTGAAAGCCCGGTTTGCTCACGGATCCAATTTACCAATACGCGTTCAGACTCAAAATATCCGAACTTTTTGATAGCGGGCTTGGTGCTATCGTAGTTTCTGGCATCGACTGGATATTTTAGCGAAGCTGCCAGGGTAGCGGCACTTAGATCGAGTCCAACGCGCCCATGGGACGTCTGCAATTTCGTAATCAGCCGAAGGCTCTGAGGATTGCCGTCGAATTTCGTGAATTCAGGCCAGAGATATTCGGGAACAGGATCTGGCAAAGGGTCAGAATTTGCATCTGGGCCTATGTTTGTGAAGATCCAGGTCTCTTTTCGCCTAAACCATTGGCCGATCGCAATCTCGCCTTGATGTCCGAACGGCGGATTTCCTAAATCATGTGCCAAGCCGATGGCTGACAGAATTGGTTGAATAGTGCTATAAACGTCGACGCCGTTAAAGATCCCCTGGTCTGTCATGGCGACTCTCGTTCCAATGGATCGAGCCAAATTAGCCACTTCGTGTGAATGAGTGAGGCGAGTACGAACACCGTCATTCTCGTCCATCGGCCACACTTGGGTCTTATCAGCAAGACGACGAACAGGTGTCGAGAATAGCAGTCGATCATAATCCTGCTGAAATTTTGATCTCACGCCAGGCGGGTCGGCGTCGTCAGGCGAACCCGACGGGTCCTCCGCAGCTGGGCGTGGTGTTCGACGCTCATCGGACCACAAACTCAATGGCAGGTTCCCCCGGGTATCTTAGAACAGCCTTAGGCACCTCACGCGCATCATGATTGCACCTGATCGGAACCGGTCGCTAATCGCGCAGCCGTGTCATTCGATCGACGATCACGACTCGTGATGGCGTTCCAAGAATTGCAGCGATAGAGGTCGGCCCCGATCATGACAACGGCTATTTCCTCGTCCACCAGGTGCAGCATGGCAGGGCTCAGCCGATCAAATCGCCAGCATGGCCGCTGCGGAGACGCGTAGAAGTCTATCATGTCCCTGACCGCCGAACAAATCACCGTCATCCGCTCCAGCCTGGACCCGTCCGGCTATAAGGCGGGCGCGGAGCAGATCGTCGCGGCTAACCAAAAGCTTGCCGCCTCGGGCGAGACCGTGGTGCAGACCCAGGCCAGGACCACGCGCGCCCTGGTCGACAACGGCAGTGCCTTCGAACGCCTGAAGCGGCAGATCGACCCTGCCTACGCCTCGGCCCAGCAGTTCGCCCGCACGCAGGAGGTGCTGATCCGCTCGGTTGAGACCGGCCGCGCCACCCAGGACGAAGCCAACCGCCTGATGCTGCTGGCGCAGCAGCGTTTCGACGGAACCGGTGTCGCCGCCCGCGGTATGGCCGGGTCCGCCGACAAAGCATCTCTGGCGATGCGCAGCCTCGGTATCCAGTCCTTCGACGTGTTCTCGCAGTTGTCCTCCGGCGCGCCGGTCATGACGATCTTCATCCAGCAGGGCGCGCAGGTGGCACAGGTCGCGGCCGCCCAGGGCGTGGGGTTCGGCTCCTTCGCCGCCGGGATCCGGAGCGCGGTCGGAGCCATCAACCCCTATGTCGCCAGCTCGGTGCTGGCCGTCGGCGCCATGACTGCGCTCGGCATCGCCGCCGAGGCATCCGCCCGGCGGATGGATGCCCTGCAGAACAGCCTGCGTGGCACCCGCGCCGATTATGCTGCGATGGCGTCCACCGCCGAGGCTGCCGCCAAACACCTCGCGGCCACGACCAGCATCGGCACGTCAGATGCTCGTGCCGCGACCGGCGTGATCGCCGCCGCCCCGCAGTTCCAGGGCACCCAGGCTCAGTTGGAAGCGCTGGTCCGCACCGCCGAGGACATGCGCATCACCTTGGGCGAGACGCTGCCCGACGCGGCCAAACTGCTGGCCAAGGCGATGGGCGATCCCTCCGCCGTCATTCAGGACATGACCGACCGGCGGCTGAAAGGGTTCAACCAGCAATTGGCGGATGCCGCCCGGTTGCAACAGCAGGCCGGCGACAAGGCGGGGGCCTTCTCAATCTTCCTGACCGCGATGCGGGTCTCGACCGCCGGTGCGGCGGAGAACCTGACACCGTTCCAGAAGGCTGTCCGCGACCTGGAACTGGTGTTCACCCGCACCGGCCAGAGCGGCCAGAGCTTCGCCGCGGAACTCGGCACGCCGATCGTCCAGGCCGCTGCTGACGCCCTCACGGCCATCCGACGGTTGATCGAGGCGGTGATCGCGCTGAAGCAGGGCTTCGCCGACATTGTGCCGCAGTCGCTGAAGGACGCGATCAGCTGGATCAATGCGCATGATCCGACGCGCATGGCGTTCAGCCTGCTGACCAGCGCTGGCGGCTCTGCATCCGCGCTGCCGCCGACCCATCCAAGTATCGCCGCCACGCTGCAATCCGCCGCCGCCAGCAACGGCATCGACCCGCTTCTGCTGGCCCGGCTGCAAGCCAGCGAGGGCCAATTCGATCCGACGACCGGAACCTGGAAGGCCAGCAGCGCTGGTGCGGTCGGCCCGATGCAGGTCAAGCCGGACACCTTCGCCGGGGTCGCGCGGCTCAATCCGACGCTGGGCCTGACCGACGTCACCGATCCGACGCAGAATGTGACCGCTGGGGCGACGCTGTTCGCCCATCTGCTGCGCAAATACGGCGACGTGTCGCTGGCGATCCTCGCCTACCACGACGGCGAGACACGGATCGACCGCGTGCTGGCGAGCGGCGGCGCAGTGTCGCCCTCGCAGGAGGCGCTGGATCAGGCCCGGCGCGTGATGTCCGGCTATGGGGGCACGGGCTTGCTGGCCGTGGGTCCGTCCGCCCCTTCGATGCCAGACCTCCCGGTGCCGCCGATCCCGCCCGGCACCGGAACCCCGAACGCCGCCGGCATCGCCAGCACCGATGCCATGGCAGACGCCCGCAAGCTGGTCACCGGCTTGAACCTGATCGCAGACGCCCAGGCCCGTATCGCCGCCCAGCGCGAGAGCCTGGAAGCTGGGCTGCAAGCCGCGACACTGGCGGGCAACCAGGCCGACATCGAACGCTTCACCAAGGGCATGGCCGCGCTCAGCGGCGAATACTACCGCGCGGTCAGCCCACAGGAGGAGTTCATCCGCGGCCTGGAAGCCCAGGCCCGGACCGCGGCGATCGTCACCGAGGGTGACCGCAAGATCGCCCAGACCCTGCAACAGATCGCCGAGTTGGATCGCCAGCACCCCGAGAATGCCACCAGTTCGGACCAGCGTGCCCGCGCCCTGAACGCCGTTCTGGCGGAGCAGTCCGGCGCCTACCGGGTGCTATCCCATGATCTCGACGTGCAAGTCGCCGCGCAAAGGACCCTCGCCGCGGCGCACGGCCAGGGATACGAGGCCGTCGCCCGCGCCACCGCCGGCACGCAGGCCTTCGAACAGGCGCTGAAGCTGTTCCCCGCCGGATCGACGCAATTTCAGGCAGCGCTCGCGGGTCTGACCGAGCAATATCTCGCGCTGTCCCGTGCGCAGGCCGAGGCCAGGATCGCGCAGCAGACGGCGGCCAACGACAACCGGATCACCATGATCCAGGCCGAAGCGGCGACGCTTGGCATGAGCAACGAAGCCCGCACCATCCTGCTGGCACGGTTGCGGGCCGAGCAGGAACTGAAGCAGCAGGCGATCCCGATCGAGGGTGCCCTCGGCCAGGCCTATCTCGCCAGTGTCGAGGCCCTGACCCGCGAGACCCTGGCCTTCGACCGCCAGAAGGTCGCGTTGGATGACATCGCCAATTCGTTCAGCCAGTCCTTCGACACCATCGGCAACGCCATCACCCAGTCGTTGCTGTCCGGTCAGGGCGCTGCGGTGAACTGGCGCAACGTCATGACCTCGGTGTCGCAGCAGGTGCTGCAGCAATTTCTCAAACTCGCGGTGCTGAACCCGCTGCTGAACAGCCTGTTGGGCGGCAACCGCTCCACGATCGGCGATGTGTTCAGCGCGTTCAGTGTTGGCGATGGCAGCGGTGCAGGGATGTTCGGCCTGCTCGGGCAGTTCGGGGGGCTGTTCGGCCCCAGCGCCACGACGCTGGCCAACCTGACCGGTGCCACCGCAACCGGCCTCGGTGCGTCGGCGTTGACGGCCTCGACCGGCATTCTTGTCGGTGGCGTGCACAGCGGCGGCCTGATCGGCACCGACCCCTGGACTTTCACCCGCACGGTGCCGGCCAATGATTTCAACGGTGCGCCTCGGTATCACACCGGCCTCGGTGCCGATGAGTTCGCCGCTATCCTGCAACGCGGTGAGCGGGTGCTGACCGCCAATCAGAACACCCGCCTGGCCGCGACCCTGACCGGGCTGGCAGCGCGAGGCGAGCGAACACAGCCGCAAGCGCCGGGACCCACGATCGTGTTCAACATCACCACGCCGGATGCTGACAGCTTCCAGCGTTCACGGACGCAGATCATGGGCCAGGCCGCCGCCGCGCTCGGCCGCGCCACGCGCAAGACCGGAGCACGGGGATGAGCGCCTTCCACGAGGTCCAGTTCCCGCCGAGCATTTCCTATGGTGCAACGGGTGGGCCGACATTCAACACCAGCATTCTCACCCTCGCCTCCGGCTATGAACGCCGGAACATCAACTGGGAGAAGACCCGCGCGGTCTATGACGTGGCACACGGGCTGAAGACCCAGGCGGAACTGAACGCACTGCTCAAATTCTTCTACGCCCGCAACGGTCGCGCCTATGGATTCCGCTACAAAGACTGGGCTGATTTCCTGCTCCCGTTTGAGGGTGACCCGATCCCCACGTTCATGACCACCGATGGCGGCACGACATCCAGCTTCCAGTTGCACAAGAGCTATGGTGACGCTGGCAACAGCTTCATCCGCGACATCAACAAACCGGTCGCAGGAACGGTCGTGGTCTACGCCGATGGTTTCGCCACCAGTGATGTCAACATCGACGTCACCACAGGTATCGTGGTGCTGGGCACCACGCTGCGCGCCACCACCGGTGTGGTGATCTCAGCCGCCTGCCAGTTCGACGTACCCGTGCGCTTCGACATCGACCAGATGAAGGTCTCGATTAACGACTACGACAATTTCACCTGGGGCCAGATCCCGCTGATCGAGCTGCGCGTCTGATGAAGACCGTCAGTATCGCGCTGAAGACGCATCTCGCCGGCGAGGTCACCACCGTCTGCACCTGCTGGAAGATCACCCGCCGCGACGGCACCATCTTCCGCTTTACCGACCACGACGTCGACCTGGTGGTGGACGGTGATACCTACGTCGCCGCCGTTGGCTACACCCGCACCGCAATCGCCGCCAATGCCGACATGTCGGTCGACAACATGGACGTGAACGGCATTTTCGATGACGCCTCGATCACCGAGAACGATCTCCGCTCCGGCCTGTTCGACGGCGCCGAGGTGCGGGTCTTCCTGGTGAACTGGGCCAACTCGGCGCAGGGCACCATGGCGCTGCGGCGGGGCCGGCTCGGCGATGTGCTGGTCACGCCGAGCGGCGTGTTCCAGAGCCAGTTGATGGGGTTCGGCCAGGTGCTGCAGCAGACCGTCGGTGACCTGTTCACCCCGTCCTGCCGTGCCGATCTGGGCGACGGCAAGTGCCGTATCGACTTGGACGCCGGCGGCTGGCGGAAGACCGCGACCGTGACGTCAGTGACGGACGCCAGGACCTTCACGATCGCAGTGACGGAACCGCGTGCCGTGGACGGCTGGTTTGTCGATGGCGTCGTCAGCTTCACTTCCGGCACCAATGCGGGCCGCTCGATGGAAGTGAAGGCCTGGACCCAGGCCACCGCGACGGTGACGCTGTTCCTGCCCATGCCGGCGCCGATCCAGGTTGGGGACACACTGACGCTCTATCCCGGCTGCCGGAAGACCACGGCTGATTGCCGCGACAAATTCGCCAACATCGTCAATTTTCGGGGCCAACCCGTCGTGCCCGGCCTCGACGGGCTGCTGCAATCCCCCGCCACCGCCGGAGCCTGACATGGTCACCCGGCCTGAGATTGTAGCCGCCGCCCGCGGCTGGATCGGCGTGCCCTGGCGGCATCAAGGCCGCAGCCGGGCCGGCGTCGACTGCGTCGGCCTGGTCGTCGTGGTCTGCCAGGGCCTCGGCCTGTCCGACTACGACAGCACGGTCTACGGCCGCGATCCCGACCCGACCCGGTTTCTCGGGCATTTCGCCGCCGCCGGCGCCGTGCGCATCAATCCGATCGAGACACAGGACGGCGATCTGCTGGTATTCCGCCAATCGGCCTTCCCCTGCCATGCCGGCATCCGCTCGACCCAGTACGGCGTGCCCTACGTGATCCATGCCCACCTGGCTCACCGCAAGGTGGTCGAGGAACGGCTCACCGACCAGGCGCCCATCGTCGCTGCCTATCGCTTGCCGGGCATCGAGGGCTGATCCATGGCGGTTCTCGCGCTGGCCGGTGTCGGTGCGGCTGCCGCGGCCGGCATCGGCTGGGCCGCCGGTCTCACCGGCGCGGCCCTGCTCACCGCTGGCAGCATCGGCTTCTCGGTCGGCAATATCGCGGGCAACCTGCTGTTCCCGCAGCGCCTGCCCGATGTCCGCCAGGAAGGCGCGCGGCTCGGCGATCTGACCGTCTCCACCTCGACCTACGGCAACGTCATCCCGTTTGGCGTTGGCCACGCCCGCCTGGCCGGCAACATCATCTGGGCGAAGGCGATCGAGGAGACCAAGACCACCACCACCCAACGCGGTGGCGGCAAGGGCGGCAAGTCCCGCGGTGGCAGCGTCACCCAGACCACCTACACCTATGCCGGCACTTTCGCCGTCGCCTTCTGCCAAGGCCCCGTCGCCGCCGTCATCCGCATTTGGGCCAACAACACGCTGATCTACGACGCCTCGACCGGCACGGATTCGATGCAGACAGAGGGGCTCCGCTTTCGGTTCTACCCGGGCGACGAGGCGCAACTGCCCGACAGCCTGATCGAGGCGGACCAAGGCGCCGGCAACGTCCCGGCGTTCCGTGGCCTATGCTATTTGGTATTCGACCATCTGCCGCTGGCCGAATACGGCAACCGCCTGCCGAACATCCAGGTCGAGCTTGCTTTCGGCGTCAGTGATCGGTTCGACTATGCCGTCATCGCCGATGGCATCGGGCCGACCATCGCCACCGGGTTCAAGACCACGACGCTGGCGATCAACCCGGTGCGGCAACGGGGCTATGTGCTCGGCACGGGCCCGAACACCATCGTCGAGTTCGACCTGGTCACGATGGCGATCGTCAATGAGCGCAAGCTGTCCGACCTCATGGGCGATTCCGGCTGGGACAGCGAGACCATCACCTCATTCGACCATCTGTATATCGCGCATGACCAGAACCTGTATTTCACCCACGGCACCTGGCTCTACAAGATCAACCCGTTCGCCTGGACGCTGAAGGCGGCGACCATCTCACCGGCGAATTCTCTGGCCAGCCATGGCGCCCTGCGACGCATGACCTCGCTGGCCTTCATCGGCGATACTGGGCTGAAGACGATCCTGGTGGTGCACGACGCCCTGCTGCGGAGCACGGTGTATTTCTACGACACGCAGACCGAGGCGTTCGTCGATACACGCCAATTCAGTTCCGGATCCAACATCTTCGGTGGTGGCGTCTCGGCGTTGACCGTGGGTCTGCCGGGCGAAGCGGTCGGCGAGGCCTGGGCGGTCGGTGCCGGTGGTGGCTCGGTGCATGACCCGGTGCTGTATGTCGACAAGCTCACCGCGGGCCAGTACGCCGATGTCGGTCTGCTGGGCTACAGCATCGAGCAATACAACGGCTGCGAGAACAAACTCGCCCTGAATATCGCCGATGTCGATTCGGGTGCCATCGGCTGGCTGAGCTCGACAGCGGCCGGCGTTGGCGCGGTGTATGACGAGACCGACAACTCCCTGATCATCCTGGCCCCGGCCTGGTCCGGCTCCGCTGTACGACCCTGGTTGATCAAGTGGTCCGAGGCCGATGGCGTCATCTGGACGACCCGCCTGACGACGCTGACCGGCACGTCCGAGTTCATGTTCAGCAAGGTCTCCGGCGGCAAGCTGGGCATCCTGCTGAACCAAACCCTGGTGATGGTCGATGCCGCCACCGGCGCGGTGACGCTGAGCGACTGGTCTGCAATCGGCTGGCATCCGACGGGCATCCAGGCGTTCAGCCATCAGGCCAACGCGATCATTGTTGCCTCGGCCACCAACACCGACTGGCGCAAGCTGCTGGTGCAGCGCGTCACGCCGTCGACCGCCAGCATGGCGCAGTTTGTCACCCGGGTGATGGACGGCATCCATGTTGATGCCGCCGACTACGATGCCACCGACCTGGAGGACATCACCATCGACGGGTTCCTGGTTTCACAACGCACCAGCGCCGCCGAAGCAATCCGGCCGCTGGCCACGCTGTTCCAGGTCGATGCGGTCGAGACCGACAACAAGGTGGTCTTCAAGCGGCGCGGCGGTGCGACCGTGGTCAGCATCGCGCAGGACGACCTGATCCGCCCCGATCAATCCGATACCGGATCGGAACCCTATACCGAGCAACGCACGCAGGAAATCGAACTGCCGGCCAAGGTCACCGTCAGCTACATCGACGTTGACCAGGATTTCCAGGTGAACGCCCAGGCGGCGCAGCGGGTGCGGTCTCCGGTGCCGACCATCCACACTGATCATCAGGTGGACATGCAGGTCGCTCTGGCGACGAACGCCGACACCGCGCGACAGCAGGCCGAGGTATTGCTGTATTCCGCCTGGCTTGAGCGGCACTCGTTCCAATTCCTGCTACCGCCAGCGTTCGCGTATCTGGATCCCGCCGACCCGGTGCAACTGACCCTGGCCAATGGCTACACCGTGCGGGGCCGACTTGGCGCGGTGGAACTCGGGGCGAACTATGCGTCCTCGACCACGCTGCTGGCGGAGAGCGACGGCCAGTATGTCTCGACCGCATCAGGCGTGTTGTCATCCGGCGTGCTGCCGCAGTCGATCGCCACCAGCGCGCCGAGCCAGTTGTTTCTGCTGGACGTGCCGCTGCTGCGACCGACCGACGATATCGGCCTGCAGGGCATGCGGGTCTATTGGGCGGCCTCGCCTTATGTGGCCACCGGTGCCTGGCATGGGGCGCAACTGCAATCGTCCTACGACGTGACCGCGTGGGATGGGCTGGATGTCAGCGTGCATGCCGCCGCCTGGGGCTATCTCGAGGCCGCGTTGCCCGACGCCAACGACACGTTCCACACGTTGTACGGCGCCAGCATCACCGTGCATGTCGCAGTGGGCGGCGACACCCTGGAATCGGTCACCGAGACACAACTGGCCAACGGCTTCAACGCCGCCGCCGTATTCAAGGACAACGGCGAGATCGAAATCATCCAGTTTCTCAATGTCACCTATCTCGGCGACAACCGTTACGTGCTGGGCGGATTGAATCGCGGCGTCAGCGGCACCGACGCCATGGCCACCGGGCATGCCACCGGCGAGCGCATCCTGTTCCTGTCGACGCTGACGGTGAATCCGCTGATCGTCCCGCTGTTGCATCTCAATCGCCAGGGCTACTTCCGCCCGATTAGCGCCGGCACGCTGGCCAACACCGCGATCATCGAGCCGCACATCTTCCGCGGCCGCGACAAGATGCCGCTCGCACCGGTGCATGTGGCAGCGACGCTGGACGGTGGCGACATCAGCCTGACCTGGGAACGGCGCACGCGGGTCAATGGCGGGCTGATGGACGGCACCGGCACCGTGCCGGTCGGCGAAGCCAGCGAGGCCTACGAGGTCGACATCATCGCCGGCGACGGCACGACCGTGCTGCGCATCCTCAGCGCCACCACGACTGCAGTGACCTACGCGGCGGCAGATATCGCGACGGATTTCGGGGCAGTTCCCGGCGAATTACACGTGGCTGTCTACCAAATCAGCGCCGAGGTTGGTCGTGGGTTCGGTCGCATTGACCTGTTGGAGGTGGCCTGATGGCGCTTACCCCGATCCTCGGCATCACCGAGCTTGCTTCCAACCAAAACCAGAAAGAGATCACGATCAACAACATGATCGTGGCGCTGGAGGCAGCCGGCAACGCGGTCCTCGGCTTCACCTTCACTGCGAATGCCAAGACCCTCTCAGCGTCGGACTACACGCGGTATGTCTGCTTTACGGCGAGCACCCAGACCGCCACCGCGACGCTGACGGTGCCCCTGACCCGGCGTCTATTTCTGGTGCACAACGGCAACGCGACCTACAACATTGTCGTGGGCGGAACCACCGGAACCACCGTCACCGTTCCCGCGCAATCGATGCTGCTGATCCTGTGCGACGGCACGAATTGCCGCACGCTGGCGGTGGACGCGACCGGTGCCGTTACCTCCGTGCTGGGGGAGGTCGGCGTGGTCACGCTGCCGGACCTGGTAGGCGGCGGCCTGGCGCCGAAGGATGATCCCAGCTTCACCGGCATAGTCGATGCCAGCGGCGCAGACGCTGTGCTGGTCCCCAATCCAACTTTGGATGGCGAGGCCGCGTCCAAGGGCTATGTCGACGGCAAGACTTGGGATTACGCTGCGCTCCCGCCCGATGTTCAGGTCGTGCCGATCCCGTTTGCCTTCTCCGGCCTGCCGCTGGCCGGGCAGGTCATCCACATCCCGTTGGTCATCGACCTGACCATCCCGGTCAACTTCGCCGGGACGCTCGGATACGCCGCGACGCCCGCCACAGCCGATGCCGCCTTCGTCCTGGCCTATATCCGCGCCGGCACCCCAACCGCGATCGGGACCATCACCATGGCGACCGGCAGCAGCGCGGCGACCCTTTCGACGCAGGCCGCGGTCGATCTGTTGGTCGGCGACATCCTGCGGCTCACGGCACCGTCTCCGCAGGACGCCACCCTGGCAAACGCGAGCATCACGCTCCTTGCCATGCGGACCTGATTCGCGGCGCACCACGCGCAGCGCGGAGATCAGGTCCCGGTCGTCGTGTCGGTGACCAGGGGCGGGTCACAACGATCGCCAGACCTGGCGCCGTCGAAAGTTCCCCCACGCACCCGGCGCATCTCCATCCTGAGACAAGGAACAGCCATATGGCCGAATTGTTTATCGACGGCTTCGACAAATACGGGCCAGTTGGTCTCACAAACACCACGCTGTTGCAGAGCCTGCTCACCGCCACCGAATGGACGTCGATCTCGGCCTCGAGCGCCTCCTCCGCCTTGGTGGCCGGCCTCAGTGCCACCGGGGCCGCGCTGGCCCTCAGTGCTGGTAGCGGCACTTTCACGCTGACCAAGTCCCTCGGGGCCAACTACACCAGACTGATCGGCGGAGTCCGTTTCTCCTCCACCCTGGTGAACCCGGCTGCGATCCAGTTCCTCGACGGCGCGTCGAACCAGTGTGCCATCGTGGTCAACACCACCACCGGCACGATCAGCCTTACCAATGGCGCCTACACGGGGACGGTGCTGGGCACGAGCGCGGCCTCCGTCTCCGCCACCACGACGCATTATCTGGAATGGGACATCACCTTCGGCAACTCCGCCAGTTACCAACTGTGGCTCGACGGCACCTCGATCCTGACCGGGACCGGTGATACCCAGGCGACGGCGAACGCGCGGGCCACCGGCTTCGCCCTGATCGCAGGCCGCGTCGTGGGTGCCTCGGTGGTGTTCACCGTCGATGATCTTTACCTCTTCGACACCACGGGGAGCACCAACAATGCGGTTCTGCTCACCAATCCCAGGGTAGAGACCACAGTGCCGACGGGCGACAGTGCCACGGCGTTCCTGTTCGGGGCGGGGGTGCTCGGGGCGGCGGCGGCCTACCAGGGTGTCACGACCACCAATGCCCCAGGCGCCAACCAGTTGTTCCTGCGTAAATACACGCCGTCAGCCAATTGTACGCTGAACAG